GATACTGAGTTATGGTTGATTAATACAGCACTACGAAACTTTGTAGGTGGCGAATATTTATTCAATGTAGTTTATATTACTGACTTTGAATCATTAACTAAGACCGATGAATTGACATCTCTCCAATCCCTTATAGACAGTGGTGTATTAGCCGAACAAGTAAAGGCAGAGATTGGGCTTGATATGATAACTATTTCGTATTCAAACGATCCTACTCGCCGTGACTATCTAATTGATTTACAAGAATCGAAGATTAAAGAGATGGCTTTAATCCCGTTAGCTCAGTCAATTGAGGTTGAGATAGTAGAGGAATAATAGATTATATAAATAAGATTACAAACGGACATTGATTGTCTAAACAAAACCGAGTATTGAATACTCAAAACCAATAGCATTGATTGCTAAGGAACATAAAAACATGAAAGCTGAATTAGAAAAACTAAAATCATTAATTGAAAGTGGAACAACAGAAGGTATGAGTGATATATTAACCTCGCTACAATCTAGTATCTCAACAGAAGATGCAAAGAAGGTTACAGCAGTAGGCGAAATTAAGAGACTCAAGGACTTTAAAAACTCTGTACAGTCTATGTATGGTGTTGAAGCTGAAACCTCTTTAGCGGATGTCTTAACAACTGTTACTGACACATTCAAGAATACTCAAACAAGTTTAAATCAGTATAAAGAAACAAATACTGGTAAAGAAACTGAATTAGAGACTCTTAAAAGATTAGTTAATGAAACTCAGAATCAAATGAGTGAACTTACTACTAATTACAATAGTGAGAAAAAAACAAATGAAATGAATAATATTAAATCTAATTTTCGTAAAGAACTTTCATCTAAGGGAATTAAAGATGCCTCGGCTCAAGACTTAGTTATCAATGCGAACTTGGCTGCCATTGAAACAGTTGAGGACTTAGGTTCATTTGCGGATCAAATTGCAAAGTCTAACCCTTACCTTACACAATCTAACCATAAACGGGGTTTTGACACCGGATTAGATAAAGAAATTACGGTAACATCATCTCTTGCTGATTGTAAAACTCCACAAGATCGTGAAGCTTATTATCAGAAACAAGTGGATGAAGGTGTTGAATAGTATAATATAATTACAAATTACAAAACAAAGAATAATATAAACTTATATAAATACGATTAATTAAACAAAACAATATAACAGGAGGTCTTAAATGGCTCTTACAAATATGAGTGTATTCAACAAATTCTATGCACCAGCGATTGTTGAAAAATATGCACAAATGGTTGACAAATTTAACGCAAGTTCAAACGGAACTATCGTACTTAGTGGACAACTACAATCAGGTGATTTTAACAAAACTTCATTCTACAATATGCTTAGTGCTACTCGTAGAGTTGATCGTTATGCGGCAAACACAGCAACGGCAGTTACTGACCTTACTCAAGCTCAACAAGTTAAAGTAAAAGTTGGTGGTGGATTTGGACCAGTACGTTTTGAACCTTCACAAATGTCTTGGATTGAAGCTCCAACAGGTGAGTCTATTGATAGTATATCTACAATGGCGGCAGAATCTTTACTTGCAGATCAGTTAAATACTGTTGTTAAGTCTGGTGTTGCGGCTATCGAGAATGTTGCTGGACTAGTAAATGATGTTACGGCATTAGGTACAAGTGGTGGTGAAATCTCTTACAAAAACATTAACGGATCACACGCTAAAATGGGTGACAAATCTATGCAACTTATCGGTCAAGTAATGACTGGTGCGGCTTATCATGAACTTGTAGATGAAAATCTTGCAAGTGTATTGTTCCAAGCTGATAATGTTCTTGTTGTTGATATCCTTGGAAAGCCAGTTATCGTTTCTGATATTCCTGCTCTTAGCGATACTAACGAATTGAAAGTTCTTAGTCTTGTTGCCGGTGGATTGACAGTTGAAGGTGGAGACGACGTTATCTATAACTTGGAAACAAGTAATGGTAAAAAACGTATCGAGACTACATGGCAGTCAGATTACGCATTTATTATTGGGGTTCGTGGTTTTTCCTGGGATGTGACTAACGGTGGTAAATCTCCAACTGATGCTGAACTTGCTACAGGTTCAAACTGGGATCGTGTCGCTACTTCTGTAAAAGGTTGTGCCGGTACTATTCTTAAGGCTTATTCAGCGTAAGTTAAAGTTTAACTAATATCTTAAAGAGTCAATTTCCTAACCCGAAGTTGACTCTTTTTTGTACCCAAGTTTGAGATCGTTTACTGGTATACCCTAATTTTCTAGTTTAAAGGGTCTAGGAGTCGACTTCTCTGATCTGTGGTGTGGTAGTATAGGTAAACAAGATAATCCCTCTAAGACTATTCATATACTTAGACGATTGTTTTGATATTTTAAATATATAAATAAGAGAAACAAGATTAAGGAGTACGAATGTCAATACAAATTCAAGAACTACCCGAAAAGAATAAATGGTTCATCAAACATCCGCTTTCATTGTATAATGAGAACGTAAAAAAGTTAGCAAAGGATAATGGTTTACAAATAGTTGATATGAAATATATTAACGACCCGATTGGCGCCTTCAAGAGAATCGGTGTCCCCGATCTTACATTAGTTGGATCAAAGGTCGTTGATTCGGTCGCTTCGGTCCCTCAAGTTCCTTCACCTGTTGTTGAAACATCCGAAACTCGTAAAATGAGTAAAGAAGAATTGGAAGAGAAGTATGGAATAGATCAACCGAAAGTTAAGAAACCAAAATCAGTGAAAAAATCAGTAAAGAAATCTTCTAAGAAGAAATCTTCAAAGAAATCAGTAAAGAAAGTTAAGAAGGGTTAATTAGATGGCTTTTGAAGTAGACCTCAGAGAATATAACAAATTCATTGCCAAACTTAAACGTGCGGCAAAGTTTCAGAAGAATGTCCGAGATTCAATGGGTACGGCCTCTAAAATGATTGTCGATTATTCAAAGAAGAACCATATATTTGTAAGTAGAAGTGGTAATCTTGAACGATCCGTATTCCACAAAGAGTCGGGAAATGCAAAACCACAATCTTACATATTCGCCGAAGCAGACTATTCTGGATGGATTTGGTATGGTAAACGTAAGACAACACTAGGTAATACTGCAATGTGGAACAATGGTAAGGGTGACCCTTTCATTTTAAACGCATACGATTCACAAATAGACGAATACATAGAAATATTAAACAAAGAATTAACCAAAGATATTCAAGGAGACTTATAATGTCAACAATATTAAACTCAATGGACTTTACCGATACAAGTCTAAAGAACTCAGTCACACTTTCAGGAAGTGATTGGTCAGTACCATTTGATGCAGGATTACCAACATCGGGTTTTGATAACATATATCTTACTAAGGCCGATGACTTTTACGAGTCATTACTTAGAAAGAAGGGAATTGCAACTGATTCAACTGATCTAGCCGACCCAGTAACATTTGAGGTTAAAGAGATAATGGTTTTATGGACAGGTATTCAGATATTTAATGATTTAATTGACGATTCAGAAGCTCCTTTTGAAAACTCAGTAGTATTAGAAGATAAATTTGAGAAGAAACTTCGCAATTATACTAAACGATACAACGAAAAACTCGGTGTACTCGATAAAAACTCATTCTATGACGCAAGTGTCGAACAATATTCAGAAATATCAACTGATATAATGATGATTGGTAATATAGGGAGATCATAATGGCTAGTATTTATGAAGTAATGACAGAAATGTCATCTATTCTTACAAGTGGAGGTTACACAGTTTATGATGTTACCACATTTGAAGATAGAGAAGTGGATAGAATCCCATCTGAAGAGTTCCCTGTGATCTTTATAGGGCGTGGAGTAGAAGATGTTGATAATGATGCACCTACATTACACGTTCTTACATTAGAATGTCCAATTGATATAAATGTAGTCATTAATACAGGTTCTGCAAAGTTATATGAGGACTCGGCAATTGAATTAAGAAAGATCAAAAATATTATGTCTGAATATCGAAGTCACGTTACAATACCCACAACAAATTGTGACTATTGGACTGATTGGTACATGGATGATAATTACATATCTCGATTGAATGGCTCGTCAAAGAATGACAAGGTATTCGGTGGAATAAACATAAACACTGTGGTAAATTACAGAGAAGAAGAAAATACAAATCCCTAATAAAGTGTTAGAGATATAAATAAGAATAATTAAACAAACAAAACAAATATAAAACCCCGGAGGTTTAAAATGGCATGTAGCTCATATAAACGAACTAGAATTACCGACATCTTCATCGCAGAGCAAACAGCTTGTGATTTTGAGTCACCTACTGTTGGTGACGTATATCGTCTCGACGCTGGTACTCAAGCTCAGGCAACTCCCGAATTGATAGAAAGAGATATTCTAAAAGGTTCATACACACCAGAAGCAAATATGGTTGGTGTAAAAATTGGTAATGTAAATGGGGTATCAGAGATGTACGGCGCAGATTACAGTGATGGGGTTACACGCCCTTACTTTAACGACCTTTTCAGAGCTTCGCAATTAATAGACGAAACAATCGAAGAAATTCCTGTAAGTTCAATTACTACAAACTTTGTTCGTGGTGAAACGGTCACTGGTACTTCTGGTGTCGGAGAAGTATTGATTGATACTCATCAGTCTGATCCAACTATTATAGTTCGTGTAAGTGTTCCAGGATTTACATTAGAGACTGTTTCAGGTTCTATTTCAGGTGTTGCTGAATGTGCTGGTGTTGAAGTAGATCGTGGGGTTTCATACAAATTTGATTCTACCGCAACTAACAGACTTTCAGTAAGAGTTGAAGAAGATGGACAGAAGAGTGAATTGTATAATGCTGTTCCTACTTTGTCTATTACATCTGACGACAGTAATATTCCAAGACTTAACTATGACATCCAAGGTGTTATCGTTGAAACGTCAGGTGTCGCTCAATGGTCAATAGACGCCGAGGCAACTCCAAATATCGTAAGAGATCAGCAACTTCCACCATTATTCCAAAATGCACGATTGAAGTATAATACTACTCTTCCTGTAATTGATGCGACTCTTTCATTAGACTTAGCGATGGGAGTTGGTGCTCGACGAGACGCAAACTCAGTTGGTGGTATTGAAGGATTTATCGTAACAGGTAGAAAACCAATGTTAAGTTACCAAATGGATCGACCAGATTCAGCTACTCTTCCTATCATATCAGATTGGTTTGAGTCAGCACAAGTTTCTAACTCTTGGAGATTCGGTGACAAAAAGTTCAATTGTTTCTATATCTTCGCTGAAGGACGTTTACAGAATGTTCAAGTTGCTGACCAAGATGGTATCTCTAAATTCGCACTAGAGTTTGGATTAACATCTGCGTTGGATGATGGTGAGCTTGAGATTTTAGCAATATAAGATTACTCAACAACTAATATTAAAAGACTGCTCGTAATGGGTGGTCTTTTTTCGTTTCTATAAATATAAGGATAACACAATTACAAAGGAGCTATATAATATGGCTAATAAGAAAAATACAAAGAAAAAGAAATTCCGATTAATTCCGCCTAAATCTGGAGTAGAAGAGTATGAATCAAGGTATGATGTTGGTCTTACATTTGTTTTAAAGATATTTGATTTCGACGAAGACGACGTATATTCAAATATGGTTATCAAACATATGGAATGGGACGAAAATGATGTAATGATTAAAGATGAAGATGGTAATCCTGTAATCCATAGTGATGAATATTACGTTGAATTATTTGAATTTGGTGTTGTTGAAATTAAAGGACTAACAACTACTGAATATGAACCATCATGGAAGATAATCAAGGAAGTTGTGAATCAGATTGCAATACTTAATTCGGTAAAAGAAAGAAAAAAGTTAAGACACTCGCGGCATTAATGTCAGGCCAAACCCATACTTGTTCAGAAACTAATGAGTATGGGTGCCTTAGTTCTAATCCCGATCAGAAGAAGTGGTTTGTCGCCTGTGAGTGTGGAGGTAATAGGGAATGTTCTATTTGTCAAGGGACTCAGAAACAATATTTAGATCGTTGCCCTGTACATTATATGGATACAGACATGATTACATTCAGATATTTGTATAATTGTTTCAATGATAAGAATATATTACCTTACAATGGTTCGTCACTAGATCAACCTAAAGTAATTATGGATCAGTTTGATTTATTAGATAGATATTTACAAATTCATGTGAATATTGACTCAGTAGAAAAAGAAATGTTACAAGAAAGTGTTGATTTTATCAAAGGAAAGGGTTAATAGCCCTTTTTTCCTCGTTTTATATAAATAGAAAGAAACATACTCATTAAAATTTCAAGAGGTAATCATGGCTAGAAAGAAAAAAGTTGGTATAGTCGTTGAAGTAGATACTAAAACAGGTCAACAGTCATTCAAAAAGTTGGGAACATCCGCCCAATCAAGTTCTAATAAAATAAAGGACTCTGCTACTCAGAATAAAACTAGTGTTACTTCACAAGAATCTAGTCTTAAAAGTCTTTCAACAGGATGGGTTGCAATGGCCGCCGCTATTGGTGTCGCAGGTCTTGCTTTTACTAAATTTGGAATTAATGTTGCAAAACAGTCTGAATCCCTTACAACAAGATTCGGAGCTTTATTAGGTTCTGTTACCGAAGCACAAGTAAGATTTCAAGAGTTAAAATCATTTGCAAATTCAACACCATTTGAAGTAGATCAAGTTGCATCGGCTAGTTTAGTATTAGAAACATTAACTAACGGTGTGTTATCAACAGGTGAAGGACTTAGATTAGTTGGTGACGCTGCCGCTGTTGCAGGAGTGGATTTTAAAGAACTCGCTGTTACAGTTGGTCGCGCCTATGGTAACTTCCAAAGCGGCGGTGCTATCGGCATGGAAGTTGCTCGATTAAATGACTTAGGTCTAATTTCGGGTCAAACAAGATTAAAACTATTAGCTTTACAAGAAGCCGGCAAAGGTAAAGAAGCTTGGGGAATATTACAAGGTGAATTAAAGAAAACGAAAGGCGGGATGGAAGCATTATCTGAAACAGGTGATGGTCTTGAATCGACTTTAAGTGGAGTTACTAAAAACTTTGCCGAAGCATTTGTAAAACAAACTGGAATATTCTCTGCATATAAGCAAGTGATTAAAGGTTTAATTCAAGAGGCCAACGAAGCCGCCGACTTTATCCAAGGTACAACAGCTGATCAATTCCAACAAAATTATGAAACTACTAAGGCTCAATATAAGAAAACAACCCAATTACTTGATATTCTCCAAAAAGAAAACCAGAGAGGTGCAAAATTTGGAGAGATTCGTGATGATACTCCTGTTATTAAGAAGAAGAGAACGGAATTAAAAGACCTTAATAAAGAACTTTCGGAGATGGGTTCATTACAAGCTAAAGTTAATAACAGTTCTAATCTTGATGAACAGTTGAAGATTGAAAAAAAAATGGAACAAGTGGCCGCAAGAATACTTTATATTAAAGAAAAACAGGCCGTTGGTGATTGGATTGATTTTGGGAATTTAGAAAATAGACAGAATGAACTTGTCGATTTCCAATCTAATTGGGACACGTTACAAATTAAAGTAGATGAGTATAATAGATCTGTTGAAAATGGCTCATTGGCAGCTAATACAGCCCAAAAAGAATTTTGGGATGTAGGTAAGGGAATCATAGAAGAAAAGAAGTTATTGACCGACAAAGAAATTGAAGATGCCGATGCTGCGGCAGATAAGAAAAAGACACGAGATGATGCCGCAGCAGATAAGAAAAAGAAACGAGATGATGCAGAGTTGGCCCGTCTTGAACGATACAAACAAGCCGTTGATTCATTATACCAAGCCGAAGTAAAAAGAAGTGATTTAAGTATTGCTGAATTAGGAAAAGACACTAAGAGGATGAATATGTCCTCTATACAACAACAGATAGGAGATGTCCGTGACGTAGAGAGAACCTACTTGAAATCTCAGAAAATTAAAAGTGATGCATATCTTCAAAATGTTCAGATATTAGTTAATAGTGCAAATGAAGCCGACAAAGAAATACTTGAAAGTAATAAGACATTATCTGACATAGTAACATTTAATGCACAGTCAGTTGCAATGGAAAAACTTGCATTAGATAAGAAATCCGGTAATGACGCCATTACACAAGCCAATAGAACTAAAGATGAAATTGATAATATTGACCGAGTAGCTATTAGTGATTTGTCTTATAATACTAGATTACTTATGGCAAATTTGAAGCTTATGTATCAAGGTGATGCAGGAGAACGTGTTGCTATATACAAAAATACAAAAGCCCAACTTGAAAAAATAGACTCAGATCAACAAGAATTTACCAAACAGTCGTTGGATCGTTTATCAAATAATAGAAAACAGGCAACTCAAACAGATTCAGAAAACAAGAAGATGGCGATTGAATCTGAAAGAACACTTGAACTTTCAGAACTTAAAAAAACAATGGATGCTAGAAAAGAGTTACTTGAGTCATATACACCACCCGAAGGTAAAGACGAAAATTCGGAAGATGTTATTGCCGAACGGAAAAGACGGGCAACTGAACTTGTACAAGTAAATTCTGAGGAACAAGATGGAATTAATAATATTGAAAAGATTGCTGCTGAAAAACGTAAGAAACTTGCTAAACAAGAGTATGATTATAAGAAGAATTTAGCGATGAGTACTGCCCAAGTTACTGCTCAAGCATTTCAATCTGTATTCAATGATAATAAAGAAGTGGCGATGGCAACAGCAGCAATCAATACGGCAGTTGCGGTTACTAAAGCTCTTGGCCTTGGTTTTCCTTTTGGTTGGGCACAAGCCGCCGCTATTACTGCAATAGGTATTCGTCAACAAGTTGATATTAGTCGCCAAAAGTTTGCTGATGGTGGTATCGTAAGAGGTCCAGGATCGTCTACTTCAGATTCAATCAATGCTAGTTTAAGTAATGGTGAATTTGTAATGAAGAAAACTGCCGTAGATTCTATTGGTGAAGAAAACTTAGACATCGCTAACGAAGGTGGGTCGCTCGGTGGAACTACATATCAGATAAATATAACTGCCGATGCAAGTACAGATTCAGATAATCTTGCTCAAGCAGTAACAAATGCAATTAAAAGAGCGAGTCAGCTAGGATTAGAGGCGAGTGTATAGGAGATAATATATGAAAATTAATGTAGGCCATAGAATAATAGATATACTTGGAGTACCAACAGAGGTATATTCTAGTTTTGATGTAAATGTACTAAAGTCTTTTACACCAACGTATAACAGAGCAATTAAGTCAGTTCCAATGTTAAATGGTTCTACATATATGAGTGATCGCGGAGTAGAATCAGATAAGTACACAACACAGATTACAATAGTTGGTGATAATGATGATATGTTTGATCTTGCTGAGAAAATATTAATTGAAAAGAAACAAATAACAATCGAATGTGACAAAGAATATATCTTTGGTCCAGGACTTGATTACTCTAGTCCAATTACTTGTAATATAATCAATGAAGTTGTTAAGTTTCCTATGAGAGATGTTCTGACAACTACAATTCCATTAACTTTGGAAATAGTTAGTGCCGTTACTTACGACCCAATTCTTAGTTCACTTTTACCAACGATATATTATAAGTTTCCTGTTGCAAGACAAACTACAATGAATAAACATTCTTATTCGTCTATGTCACAAGGAGATTATGGTACAACAGTATTATTAAATTCGTCTAATGAACCAAGTAAAAGAAAACAGGCCGACTTTCAATCTTTCCATACTCAACAAGAAATGGGTGAATTACAAAAGTTTGTATCTAATCAACGTGCTAATACTTTCACATGGACTACTAATGAAGTTTTACCAATGTTTGATAACCCTGTATTGGATGTTGATGTTTACAACTACCAAGTTAAAATACTTAACTTCGACTTCCAACCGAATGGATTACTACATTGGGTAAGTAATATTACACTGATCGAACTATAAATATAAAGACTTCAATAGGAACTAAAAAATATGACAACACAGAATACTAAAATTAAATACAAAGTGGTTGTTGAAGGTGTAACAGCCTATACACAACAATTCAATATACTAGGACTTTCAATAGAGTTGTTTCCCGGTGATGTCATCGAAGGTCAAATGAGTGGAGCTACTGGAATAGTCTTAGAGTACGTTCCAACGGGTGTAGGACTTCGTACAGTCAAGTTAGAACGAGCTACCGGAGTTTGGTATGACAAAGAAGATATATTAGTTCTATCATCTTCTGTCGGCGAAAAGGATTCTCCAGTTATTACTAATAAAGCCAATTACAATAATACTAATTTCGGTATTGTAGATGGAACATGGACTTTCGATTCAGATGGTGGTCTAGTAAATGAATTAAGAACCGCTAAACAAAAGATTAATGTTGCCAAAGGTGGTGCATTAGCGAGTGGGTATTCATTTGGATTTAAAATAAAGAACGAAGAGTTCATTAAGACAATCCATTCTGAAGGTGTATTCTTTAATAACCTCGTTACTAAACTTATGGTCGAAGTAAATTCCATTTATACCACTGAATGGACAGGAATTATTGAGACATTTAAGTTCTCTGACGAAACTACTGTTGACGTTCAATGTACAGACCTTACTAAATCATTAACTGAGAATATCGGTTCTGATCTCGTACCAATTACCTTAAATAGAAACTACAACTGTAAACTTGTATTAGATGGTGAGAAAGGAGATAACTTCGATTATGTTACTCAATTTGACAGTCAAAAAGTATGTTA